TGAGAACGCCATTCGCCAGAACATGGGCGACGAAGCCGCAGACGAATATCGTCGTTTGTTTGACGCAGAGTCCCAGCGTCTCACTGATGAGTACATCGCAAGACGCAACCAAGAAAACGCCGCTGCAACAACAGCGGCTGACATCCCCTACAGGAATAAAGGGCAGAAGACAGAAATCAGCCGTCTATTCAACGAGCAGTACACAGAGGACATGTTTGCCACAGACTATGCTGCGGGCAAAATCCCTGTTGGCCGCGACGGCAAGCTGACACGAAAGAGCATTGCGGACATCAAGGCAAAGTCTGAGGTCGCCCGTGATACGCAGGCGTTCCAAGACGAGATGGCTAAGAAGCCCGCCCCGGCTGAAGAAGCACTGCCAGACGAGACACCTGAAGTCCCCAAGATTTCACAGCAACTTCGTGGACGCGCACTCGCTGCGGGCATTGATTGGCGTGACATTCCCCCTGTTGAAGGGGCGAAGTCTGGGCGCATCACCAGGGGCGCGGTCTCAAATGCAGAAAAAGCGAGAGAAGGCCAAGGTCCAGACGCATACGCACAGCAAGTATCGAGAGAACTAGACGACGTTATTAATACCCTTGATGGCCTTGATGGCATGACACCAGAGCTTCTGGAAGAAATGCTCCCACTTCTGGCTCGCGATGCAAAGTACACTTCAGACGCAGAAGATATTATCGCGCTCTTCCGCCACGAGAAGAATCTGGCTGGTGATGCACCAGAAGTCCGCGCCAACATGTCGGACGATGTGTTCAATCAGACTGAAACCAAAAAGATCAACCGTCTGAAAGCCCGTTACAAGAAAGAATACGGACTGACGGATCAGGTTGCAGAGTTCATGGCACGCAACGATGTCAAAAAGCTCCGCGACGACCCATCCAAGCCGGGGACAACCACACCAGACAAAGGGCCACGCGGCTCCCAGACGTCAATCGACAAGAAGAAAGTCTTCGAGACCGCTGGCCGCAGCCGCACTGGCCGCATCCAGTCAATCCTCCGCCGTGGCCAGCGTATCTCCAAGGGCAGCGACTACACAGTTAGCTCTGGCTACGCTGTACGCAAAGGCGACTTCGCTCGCGAAGAAGCAATGTTGCAAGCGGCAAGCGGCAAAGGCCCAGACATCGTCCCATACGAAACCACCGTGCCAGAGACAGCGATGTCCCCGAACGGCCAGATCGAAGTTGGGAAAGGCACAACGCTGTGGGCTGATGCAGTAACTGGCCGCGTATATACAAGCATGGACTTTGCCATGCAGGTTCGTGGTGATGCGAAGCCTACTGCCCGCAAGACAGAAGACGCAAAGCCAGATGCAGGCGAGCAGCTTGAGAAGATGCTGCGCGACGCAAAAGAAAGCGGTGACATCGAGGGCTTCATCGAGGCCGTAAAAGGTATGAGCCGCAGTGGTGAGGAGCTTCCGGGCGTACCAGATAATCCAAGCGTCCAGACACCAGAGCAAACCATCCCTTTGTTCATCGGCAACAAGAAACTTATTGTCCGCTCTAAAACCGACCCCGCAGACATTCGCATGATCGGCGATAAGCAAATTCGAGAAGGTGGTGACATCAAGTCGATCATCGGGCAGAAAGCTGGCGAGCCAGATGCAGACCCGAAAAACTGGGAAGTCCGTTATGCCCCGATGTCTTCTAAGGCGAACAAGCCTCGTGCCTTGCAGAAACTTTTCGACTCGCTCCCCGAAGAAGACTACAGCCGTGGAGAGGCTACCCGCGTAGATGCTGGCTTCCAAAACGCCAACAAGACGCCGATCAGTCAAAAAATATTTGAGAAGCGCAGCTTCAAACTAAGCCCAGAACAGGTCAAGCAACTTAGAGATATAGAAAAAGTAGTTTCGATCAAGGGCGTTGTTACCAACAATGCGAAGGGCGAGCCTACAATTTCCGGTGAACACCTTCTGGCATTGCATGGGCGTCTGCATGTGAACCGCTGGGCGCGTCGATCTGGCAACGGTATCTATACAGTAGACACACAAGTCGAACACATTATTGCCATAGAGTCGATGATGCGGGACTTTGCCCCACAGGGCGTCGCCCGTCCGAATGCAACTCGTCAAGAAGCAATCGACGCTCTCGACCTTATCTTTGACGGACACTCCGCAGACGAGATCGCAGAAGCAAAGCGTCTTGTGACAAACCTTGGTGGCGACCCATCTGTCGGGCCTCGCTTCGAGGAGTCCACAGGCGGAGCGAATTACTACGAAGTCATGGGCAACCAAATCCGCCTTGACCCAGAAGTACGCATTGTTCCTAAAATTCAGAAGCTGAACCATGAGGTAGCACACTGGGGCTACTATAACATCCTGACAGCCGAAGACCGCATTGACTTCTGGAACATCATTCGTGACAAGTACCCAGAGAATGGCAAGCTGCAAGACGCGGTGGTCAAGGACATTGAGGCAAATGTCCCACTTGACAAAGGCCGTGATGGCCCTCGCAGGTTGGATACGAATGGCGCACACTCGCCGCAAGAATACTTCGCGCAACAGTTTGATCTGTGGGTGACTCGTAATCGCCCTGCGTCTTCCATTAACGAAGAGGCGTTCTGGCTTCGTATCTCTAACTACTTCAAGAACATTTACGAGCGTTACTTCAGCACATCGAAGATCGACCCTGCTCTGGAGCCACTGTTCGCGAAGATGCTTCTTGACCCGCAAGAAGAGCGGGCGTTCGAGCTTGGCGTTGGTTCTGAACCAAAGAGCAAGGCTGGCGAACACATCCGCAAGCGTCTGATAGAACTCACACTCAGCAAGGAGATGCTTGAAGACGCGATTGCACGAGGCAGCACAGACGGTATTATTACCGCGTATGAAGACCTCGTGAACCTGCTTTTCCGCATGGTTCCAAACGAAAGGCTCGTGGCAAAGGAAGGGCCACAGGTTGTCTTTGGCCCATTCCAGCGTGGAGCGGGCAAGAAGGTTATCCGTAATCGTCAGCGCGACATTTCTGAGATGCTGTACGGCCTGAAAAATGCAGACGGCTCGTTCACAACTTCACAAGAAATGGGCATGAGCCTTCGCGGCGACCCAGAAGAAATCGCAGAAGTTCTTACCGACTTTTATTACAACGGATACGAGGGCAAGTTCGAGCCAGCAGATGGGCTGCCGGGTGCGATCAACGAGCGCAACATTGGCAAGACGTCTATCAAGTCAATGTTCGACCAGATCGAGCGGCTGTTCCAGACGCACTATAATCGTGTTGAAAATTCTGTGGATAAAGTCCCCGGATCGAAGCCCAAGTCTACGCGTAACGTCGAGCCGCCGACAAAAGAAGACGGCACGGTTGTCACTACAGACGTGGCACGCAAGGCAAGCAAAGCACGCAGCACTCGTAATGAGCGCACAGACGCGCAGGCAACCGCAGACGCCAAGACGAAGCGCAAAAACCGAACTCGTCGTACAGACGCGGCCAAGCCTGTAGCAACCCCACGCACTGCGGAGTCTCCGAAAAAGCTGTCTATGTCACAGCTTCGCACTCTGTATCGGGAATATCGCGGCACGGAATATGGAGATCAACTCGCACAAGAGATTGTGGCAAAGGTGAAGTCCACTCCCGTGCCATCGAAAAAAGTGGCTGTTCCGCGTGAAATTTTCCAGCTCAATAACGCCGCACTCGAACAAGAATTGCTAGACGCACTTTATACTGGCGAGAAGGGCCGCGTTGACGCTGCATACTTTGAGCTGCAACGCCGTCAGGCCAACAAAAAAGCGAAGAAGAAAGGCGGCAAAATTATCACACCTCGTTTTGCCAAGACGCGTCTTGCTGTCAAAACGGAAATCAATGACAACATGGGCGTCATGCAGAGCGACGGCATCCCGCCGTCTGCACGCGCATCAGTCCGCGAGATGCTTTCATTCATCACGCACCGTGATCCAGAGATCGAAACCACTAGCCGCACTCTAGCTTATCGTATGTTCAACATCCTAAACCGCACTGGGCGCGGCACTCTCGAAGACAGCAATCGCATCACCACCGAGCAGATGTCTCGTCTGAGCTACGGTGACTATGTTCTTGAGGGGAACTCTGCGTTTGGAGACTACAAGTCACCAAACTTCAAGTCCTTTCGCAGCACAGTCCGCCAGATCGCTCAAAGAATCGCCAAAGGTAACGACGAGAAAGGCATGACCGAACTCGTCAAAATGATAATGCGGTCAGGGGCGATCCCGCAAGAGCGGGTAGATGTCATCGTCAGTGCGTACCGCTCCACATCTGAAGCCAACCAAAGGAAATATGGTGGCCAAATCATAGGCGACTACAGCGCACAGGCGCGGGAAGAGCTTGAGGCTGTAGATTGGCTCAGTGAAAGCATCATTGAATATATGGCCGAGCGCACCACGCGTGACGACATCCTCGAAAATGCGATCAACGCAGACAATCTGCAAAGCATCACCAACATCCGCATGCTTGATGACGCTATAGATGAAACAATTGAATACGCGTCTTACATGGTGAACGGCCACGTTGGTAGCCCGACTGTCAAAGAGAACTTCCGCCGCGTATCCATGTATGGCGACATGTTCGAGGACAACTCATCTCGTCCAATGGCAGGCACACTAGATGGCAAGTTTCTGACCCACCCAAGCTACGCCGCAGATTATGCCTATGACTCAGTGGCGTCGATGTCTGCCTTCCGCAGAGAGCGGATGAGGGAATTTGCCAAGGGTGGCATGGGCTTTGATGTTGCTTCTGACATGCCTGTGTTCTTCTATCATGGCACTCCGCACGGCTCTAAGCTGTCGAAGGCCAAAAACCCAGACGTGGCTTTGCAACCATCACAGCGCGGTCACTATGGCCCCGGAATCTACGTCACACGCAACCCGCACGTTGCCAGCCAAATCTATGGTGACAACCCAACAATGGAGTCTCTGTTTGGCTCTATTCAGGCGCGTGAGGACATCGACATTGATGAGAAAGATATGCTCATCAAATTCGCTTACGAGCTTGTGCAGGCACGCAAGAGTATCAATCATCTTCGTCGAAACTATGCAGACCTGAACGCTGATGACGATGGGTTCCTATACCGCGAGATCGCCAACGAAAAGCAAGTGACCCGTGATGAGATCGAAGAGCTTATCGAGGTAGAGCAGGCACTGATGAAAGCTCTTGAAGATGGTGGCGTCAACATGAACGACGGCCTCGTCTTGCCACTGGTTATCCAGTTCAGGAACCCTGCTGACTTGCGAGAGACCGCTCACTACAACTCGAACAGCGAGTTCGTCAAAGCGATTGCAGCGAAGATGAACGAAGACGAGACCATCCCCGCAGACGTCATCGAAGCGTTCGCAAACCCGGCGAGCTACTCACGTTACCCCGGCGTGACTGGCATGACTGGCAATGAGTTGTACGACACAATCATCAACGCCATGGCTAATCACGCTGGTCGGAGCCGCCCAGAAGCCCAAGCCGAATTTAACAATATGTTGCAAGACATGGGTTATGACGGCCTCATCACCACCCAGCGCAACAGCTTGGACACTGGGGAAGAGGTTATCGGCGGCATTGATGGTGTCAAAGCGAGGACTTATGGCGCGTCCAGCGTAACGCATGACGCGGCCATTCTGTTTGACTCCAGCCAAGTGAAGCATGTGGACTCGAAAGAGTTTGATGCAGACCTGACCTCAATGTACCACCTTGAGGAAGTGTCAAACGTGCCTCGCGGTGTGACAGGCGCGACTGTCGAGTCTCTCTCCACTGGCCGTCTTAACTCTGTAGATGATATCCCCGTCGGCGAGTTTGGCGAACTAGCAGAGACAGCAGGAACCGACCCGACATACACTGGCGCAATCATGTCAATGCTCAGACGCCGCCCTCTCACGGAGCAAGAAGAGGTGGCAGTAAGGTCGCGCGGGCCGATGGCATTCCTGCAATCCCAGTCTGACCGCATGCGTCGCATGGGTGCAAAGTGGCTGGGAGACACATACGAGAAGCACTTCCCAGACATGAACCAACGCTTTGCTGGTAAGTTCTTCCCCATCCGCCAAGCTCTGGCGAAATTGCCAGACGCAGACGGTGTGCTTCGCAGCTACGTTCGCAAGTCGACTGCTGGCGTCGGGCAAAAGCAACCACAGTCACATAGCAAAATCGTCCGCGCCCTCAGACGTGGAGACGGCAGCCGTCAAGAGCAGGCACTTACCCCGCAAGAACGCGCAATCTACAACCAGATTCGCACAACTCTGGCAGGCGAGCGTCAGGAACTCATCGACCTTGGGTTCCATGTTGGTGATCGTGGCCCGAACTACTTGCCACAGGTCTGGAACGCAGAGAAAATCCACAAGAACAGAGACGCGGCTATCGAAAAGTTTAAGCAGTATTATGTCTACGAGCGCATGTCGAATGGCATGGACTTCACAGACGAAGAGGCACTCGCCTTTGCTCGTGGCATTGTTATGACCCTTACAGAAGAAGGAGGAGACGGTGCATTTATCCCTGTTCGTGGAACAACTAAAAACCCAACTTTCGAGAACGCTGACTACTCTCGTGTCATCGAGCTTGAAAAATATCCAGAGATGCTGGAGCAACTTGAAGAGTTTCTTGAAGACGATCTTGAAGCCATACTTGTAAAGTATATCGAAGGAAGTTCACGCAGGATCACACATGCCCGTGAATTTGGCGTAAATTCTCACGCCGTTTCAGATTATCTCACAGTGGCGCAGGAAGGCGTGAACGGAATTGTACGTTTGTTGTCGTCGAACAAGGTCTTCAGACGTGACATCCAGAGCATGATGCCTGATGGACAGCGCGAAGAAGCCACTCTGGCCGACGTCATCAGGATGCCATTCGTCAATAATGAGCAAACAGCTATAGAATTTGTCAGCCGACTGATGGACGCGCACGCACAAAGTGGCGCACCTGCTGCACGGCAACTTCTGTACAGTGTGGCTCCAATAGATAACGCCACTGGCCGCATGAACCAGACGTACAAGCGGCGTGCTGACGCAATCGTCCATGGCCTTGAAGACTTCCGTGGTATGGACGGACAGCTTTCGCCAGCCGACGAGGACTTCATCCAGAACGCAATGCGTATTGCGATGAAGAAGCCTCTAACAGCTTTTGGTGGCAAAGGTGTCGTAAACACGAGCCGCACTTTGCGTGCTGTGAATAACGTGACCTTGCTGGCCTTTACTACTTTGACGTCCCTCGGTGACTTGGGTCTGCCTATCATCAGGTCTGGCTCGTTTAAGTCTTGGGTGAAAGGCTTGCACAAGTGGAAGACCGACCCAGAATACCGCGCCATGCTTCAGAACGTGGGCGTTGCTATGGAGAACATTCTCCATGAGCGCATGCTCCATCTATATGGCGCACCAAATGGCAAAGGCTCGCACGCATTCTTCAATGCTACGTTCCTCACACCGTGGACTGACATGAACCGCGAGATCGCTGGTGCAACCGCACACGAAGCCTTCATCGCCATGCAGAAGAAAGCCTTCAATCACTTCAAAGAAGGCACGCCATACGCGCAGCAACCTGCTGCGTACAAGACGGCTCACCGTTTCCTCAAGACTTATGGTCTGGAGGCGTTCTTGCCCGGAGCAGAACGTCAAAGTGAATCCCTTGGCAGCCGCCAAATGTTGGCTGAAGACGAGACTCTCCGCATGGCGATAATCCGCTTCGCAGATGATGCCATCTTCCAGCCCAATGCGGACGACGTCCCGATGTGGGGGCAAACACCAATCGGCGCACTGGTCTTCCAACTGAAGTCCTTCCCGCTGATGATGACACGTCTTGCAGGACACACCTTGAGGGAGGCAGACAGGGGCAACTTCAAGCCGCTGATGTACTTCGCAACGATTGGCCCTGCCTTCGGCATGGTTACGAACAGTGCCAAAGACGTTGTCCAGCAGCGTGGCGGCGAAGACGAAAGGTCGCCAGAGCTTCGCAAGAGAAACTTTCTCAAGACCATCGGCTACGATGAAAAAATACATGGCAATGAGAACGACTTCTTGGGCTGGTATCTTGAAGGTCTGATGGTCATGGGTGGTCTTGGCCTCCTTGGTGACGTGATCCACTCCACCGTGTCCCAAGCTGACAATGGAGCATTCGGTCAGAACCGCATCGCATCGACCTTCCTTGGCCCAACATTTGGTCTTGGTATGGACAGCATCACCGTATTAGCAGGGGCGCAAGACGCGGCTTTCGGCGGCGACAATAGCAATGCTAAAGAACGTGCCGCAGTCAGGGAGCTTGCTAATCGCATCCCAGTGATCGGCGGGGTTCGCTCTGCCAAGGAGAACATTGTTGAAGCGGTGGCAGGAGAAGCCACTCGCGGGAACAAGAGAAATAGTGGAGGAGGGTTCTTTAACTAATGTTTGCTGAAAGCGTACTGAAATGGAAAATACTTCCGCGATTTATGATGTTTGTAATGACCATCATGTACATTCGCGTCATCGAGTGGTTCATAGACGTCCATGACTCTGGCCTTGTGACTGTCGAAGCCACCGCCCTAACCGCCACTGTTACTGGTGCCATGACTGGTGCTTTTGGCCTGTGGCTCGGATCGGAGAACAAGTCATGATTCAAGCACTACTTGCCCCAATCGCTGGTCTGGCTACTAGCTGGATCGAAGCGAAGACAACAAAGCAAACTGCTGAAGCTAAACTGAAGCTGACCGAAGCTGAAGCGAAGGCAAAAATTATGCTCTCAGAGAAGACGTCTGTCGCAGACTGGGAGCGCATCATGGCACAGGGTACACAGAACTCACTCAAAGACGAGTTTGTCACCGTGATCGTAATGATCCCGGTCGTCTTGTGCTTCATCCCCGGCATGGAAGAGACAGTGCGGAACGGCTTTGAACGTCTGGCAGAACTGCCAGAGTGGTACACATGGCTCGTCTTCACAATCTGCACGGCGGCAGTCGGTATCCGTGGCGGCAAACACTTCTTCAAAAGATAGGATAGATTATGACATTCAAACTTTCTGAGCGATCAATGTCACGTCTTGAGGGCGTGGAGCCTGAACTAATTGGTGTCGTGAACCGTGCTATTGAATTAACAAATGTGGATTTTGGTGTGACATGCGGAATAAGATCAAAGGCGGAGCAAGAAAAGCTGGTTGCATCTGGTGCATCCCAGACGATGAGGTCGAAGCATTTAGAGGGCAGAGCGGTGGACGTCGTGGCATACATTGGGCCGAGGATCACATGGGAACTCAACGTGTACGACAACATTGCAGATGCGTTCAAAAAGGCCGCAGACGAACTCGACGTTCCTCTTCGTTGGGGCGCGGCGTGGAACGTGTATGATCTGCGCGGGTGGGACAATACAATGGAAGAAGCGATGATGCACTATATTGACGCGCGAAGGTCAGAAGGTCGGCGTCCTTTCATTGACGCACCGCACTTTGAACTGACATGAATGGTTCACGTCTTTCTGTTACTTGTTTTTGTTGGAAGCGGCGAAGCTCAGAAACTCGTCAGTGGTGATATGTATTTTTGGGACGTGAATAAGTGTAATTATTTCGCGTCTAAATTGGTTAAAAGATACGGAAACTATAAATATAAATACCGTTTGGACAAGCAACACAAATCAACAGCTTACTGTGTTCCTAAGTACATTGAACAGAACTCAGTCCGCATCTACTAACTCGCTTGCCAAAGCCGCATATCCACAAATGTCCTGCCATGTGTCTTGGTGATGGGGCGTGTGTGATACGCGTGATAGTTTCATGGCTATGAGGCACTGATAAACCTCCTCTACAGAAACAAGACGACCTAAAATTACTGACCAATGTGCTGCAATGCGAAGATGGTTGTCATAGGCATCGCCATAATCAGTAGCCCTATCGCCGTTGATTTTCTTTTTTGCTTCATCTAACGTAATGTTTCTCTTTACTTCGCCCACTGCACCGTCATCCTTATTGTATCAAGTTCTGTTTCAATAATTCGTCTTTTCTTATGAAGCACGCGAATTTCACATTTAAGATAGCGTTTTTTATCTCTAGCTTTGGCTAACATATCCTTTTTGTTTTTGTGTTGCTCAAACTTTATTCGAGAGATCGCGTCGTCTATGGATGTAACTTCGTCTTGCTTCTCTTCAATCTCGAACAGAAGCTCGGCTCGATTGTTACCAAGCTCAGTGTAACGCACCATTATTTTGCCAAAGTCGGTCATGTTTTTTTCTCAAATGGCTCGTACTTTTGGTATTGGTCACAAACTGAGACCGCCTCTTCATCATGTTTTGAGCAATGCCAAGTACCCTGCTTGTTAGCAAAAGCATGCTGACAGGTTGAGCAAGTCTTCGGAGTTTCTACCCCCTCCCAACAGACGCCGCGCTTGAAACATCCACGGCACCGCCAGTCTGTTTCGTCCACACTGATCTTGGCGGCCTGATTCGCCAAGACGCGCTCAATCCTTTGTCGTATGTAGTTCCACTCAAGCTCGTCGAACTCTACAATCTCTGCGTGGTACTCGCTGTTGTTCTTGCAGACTGCAATGAAAAATGACGACGGTATCTTAGACATGCCCATCATCATCTGCATCTGCGCGTAGTATCTGGAGTGGGAAATCTTGACGCCGTCTTTCTGGAACTTCTTGAAGCTCGCCTCGTTCATGGACTTGATCTCCAAGACGCGAAGAACTTCGTCATTAAGCTGGATGTGTCCGTCCATGTGACAGACGATATGGCCACCTAGTTCTGAATAAGTATGTTGCCTCCCGGTAAGCCCATCCTTTTCCCAGACGCGGACGTCTGCTTTCAGCTTTAGGTCTCGGACGACCTCCTCTTCGAGGATGTGGCCCAAGCGGAATATGCGCTTGAGGCGGGGGTCTGGGTCAGTATTCGGAAAACCTCGTAAGCTGTAGGC